AGACGAAGCAGACGAAGCAGACGAAGCAGACGAAGCGTGGCGTATTCTTAATCTTAAAGAGGATTCCGCAGAAACCAAAGAGCGGGGGTGGTATCAAGAAGATTAAATATAATTTCTATAAAAAATATAACAACGAGGAGAAGGGGTATTTTGATTCTTTAACTAAGAAGGATAAGGATGATGTAAGTATCTTGGAGGATAAATTAGAGGCAAGTCGTGCTGTGCTTACTATCCCAATGCGTTTCAAGATATTGGAGTTGGATATCAATGACCGCACCAAACGGAGCATCATTTTCAAGTTGGAAGCTGTAAGCAGGATGTCTTCAACCTCTGGCGAATACCACAAAATAAATAATTGGCTGAGCGTATTGAACGAGATTCCTTTTAATCGATACTATAACATACCTGTAAAAAACACGGACGGGAACGAAACGATACGTGTATTTCTAAGCAATATTCGCCAACGAATGAATGAGCGAATCTACGGACACAAGGAGGCGAAGGAGCAAATCATACGTGTATTGGCACAGTTAATATCATTTCCGAAAGCCAACGGGTATATCATAGGAATCCAAGGGGCTGCAGGAATCGGCAAAACGAAACTGATTAAGGAGGGCATCTGTAATGCTCTCAATTATCCGAATGCCTTTATCTCGTTAAGCGGAACGGACGATTCGTCGTTTTTGAGAGGACATTCTTATACCTATGAAGGAGCGACATTCGGGAAGATATGTGAATCGCTCATTAAGACGGGCATTATGAACCCGCTCTTATTATTCGACGAGTTAGACAAGGTATCGAATACATACAAAGGGCATGAGATTATCAATACTTTAATTCATATTACAGACCCTGTGCAGAATGACCGATTTACCGACCGATACTTTGAAGAAATCGACTTGGATATATCACGTTCGATGATTGTCTTCACCTTTAATGACGAGAGCCTAATCAATCCGATTCTAAAAGACCGAATGATTGTCATCAACGTGAAAGGATACAACAATCAGGAGAAACTCGTATTGACAAAAGACTACATCATACCCGAGATACTCCTTCAATATAACCTAACAAAGGGTGATATCTTATTCAGCGACGACGTTCTTACGCATATCATAGAGGCTATCGAGAGCGAGGAAGGCGTCCGCAATTTAAAACGTGCGATTAACAATACTATCTCGTGGATAAATATGATGCGTTATGTAAGTATAGACGATATAAGCGTCACGCTACCTTTTGAAATCGATGCTAAGTTTTACGATAAATACTGTGCGAACGCTGCGAACGGTTGCAGTGGAATGCGAAAGGACATATTACATTCCTTATATAACTAAAAAAAATCTAAAATATGTATAGAATAGGATGCAGCGTAAGTTTGCTAAGAGTGTAAATGTTTCGAAATCTGCGAAACCAAAGATGCGAGAAGCGAGGAGCGAAGGGTTTAAAAACACCGACGCCTGTAATAATAGTATTAAAACGAAGAGTAAAGCATCTGATTTTATATTCTTTGGTTGCTGGAATAATATAAATTGTAAAAAAGAATATGTCTATCGTGATATTGTGCTGGATTATATTAGCCTCAATGAGGACGCCATAAAGCAATTATATATCGCAGGGGACAATTGGTACACCAATGAGCGGAAAATCGGAGAGGTGAATTACAAAGTGTATCTGACGGATGTATTAACCACTGGATATGCGAAGTTATATGCGATGAAGAAGGATGTCTATATTGCGGTTGGCAACCACGACGAAGACAAGGACGGCGACAACGGACATACACTATTAAAGAAGGATTGTAATATCAATACGCAAAAGTATTATTTACGACAGATTAACGAAGGTAAGTTGCGAGAAGAAGCGATGCCTCCTACGCTAAACGATTTACATTTACTCGCATTAAGCAATCAATTCGCAGATAATTCGATGTGTGAGAAAGGCATCTATATATATGTGGATGACATTGGCGTTCGCTATAACAACGGCAACATCGTTATCATCATCAATACCAATCGGTTCGATGATTATACGACAGGGCTTAAATATCTGGGAAGCATAAAGGCGGTTATAAAGCGTGTTGAGAATGCCAAGACTACCGAGCAAATATTCGTGATGGGACACATTCCTTTATTTGACTTTAAACCCGACAAGTCTGCCAAGTCAGGCAACGCAGACCAAATCAAACTACATAAGATTAATAAAAAGGATGAGCGATACGATAGAATGATATTGAAATTGTTTGACCTATTTGCGGCGCATAACATCGTATATATATGTGCGGATACGCATAATTTTAGTATTATGAGGATTCAAAGCGACAACAAGGTCGTCATACAGATAACCGCAGGAACTGGCGGTGCCGACCCCGATTTATTACAAACCGAATATGCGAAATTGCCATATTATGTCGATGTCAATGATGGCATTTTTAACATACAAGCATACGCCTTAAATCCCTATGGATATGTGAAGATTAAAATGGAAGAAAACAAGCGTATCAAAGTCTGCTACACGCAGATTATAAAGGATGAAAAAGACAAAACAATACAGTCTGTGCTACCTAAAACCAATGTATTCACATACAGAGTCAATATGTATTCAAAAACGATTGATAATACAACGACGGCTACTGCGACGGCTACTGCGACGGCTACGGCGACGGCGACGGCTAAGGCTAAGGCTAAGGCGACGGCTAAGTCCATCTCGGATATGGAAGTCTATAAGGCAAATAAACAGAAGGTGTGTAGTCATCCGACAGCAGGATATATAACAAGTCTAAAATCTGATGTCGTATGTTATAAAAAAAATAAAAATAAATAAAATGAATAGAATGAAAGGAAAGAAAGGACTGAATAATTACTCAATTTTTACAATCATTGAGATAGTAGAAGCGGTAGCGGTAGCAGTAGCAGTAGTAGCAATCCCCATCGCTATGGCTATCGCAATCTATTTTAATTTTATCGAGAAATACGCTAATGCCGACGACCGCAGCGACATCTATTTTATGACATATAAGGAGACCGCCAATTTCTTTGCGAAGGATAATGACAACTATGTTCGCAATCTGTCCGAGTTGGATTTACACGCACGAGGCGTCAAGACACACGTCGAATATATGAATCGTATAGAGGATACCGCTATATCTTTTACAGACGACGAAAAGGAGTTGCTGGAACGGTGTGCGAAGGATGCCGATAAATATCTACGGAACGAGCGATTTAAGGAATTAGATTACGGGAAACATCTGAACGGCAATGATATAGCGGATATTAAGTGGATATTTGCGAATACCTATACGAACTATTTTAATGACGTGATTAAAGAGAACGAACAGGGGTTGCCACATACACGAGAAAACATCATATTATTATCTAAAAATGTGTTAAAGAATGATGCGTTGAACTTGACGAATACTTTGCTACACGAGAAAATCCACATCTATCAACGCTATAACCCCGAGATATTCGATACGATAATAAAAGAAATGGGCTTACATGAATTGGAACGGAAACACTTTAAACAAGCAAAGTATATCCGCTCAAACCCCGACACGAACAATAAGATATATTATAGGAAAAAGAATAGCGACGGTAGCGGCGGTAGCGGCGGTAGCGTCTTTGATATTCTTAGTAGTGGATTTGGAGGAGGCGACGACGACACTGTCGATACCGACTATGACCTTGATGATGTTATGGTATGTCTGTATCGCAATGACAAGCCGAATAGTATTAACGATGTGATACAAAAGAACTATTCGGCGGAGCATCCATACGAAAAGATTGCTTATGAAATTGCCGAAAACTTTTATAAGAATAATAAGAATAAATATATAAATATATAAATATATAAATATATAGTCGTTTTATAAATATAGAATATGGAAGAAGTTATGAATCAAGCCCCCGAGCATATCTCGAAAGAGGATGCTGAAATCATCTTTAAAAAGAATAAAGAGAATGTTATTGATACCTTAATCGAATTGTGGGAGTTGGAAGTGCCTAAATCTGTCCCTTCACAGTCCGCAGAGGATATTGATAAGACTGATGAGGTGGTGGAGGATATTCTCACGAACGACAAAGCAGTCTTGTCGTCCGACAAAGCGAAATGGGCGAATATAAGAGACATCTGTGATTCCTATGATATAGAGATGCAGACGCAGATGAATCGAATGAAGAACCGTTCATAAAATATCCCTTATTTTTTATAATTTATAATAAGTAAAGTTAGTTAGAGAAAGAGAGATGGCAATTGAAACCTATGAGTTTGATAAATTAACCCAAGTGATTAAAGAAGTCTTCCCTGTGAAGAAGTGCGACCAGTTATTTTGCGATTTTAATTTTAATTCGTTTAGCAAATACCTTAATATGACCTCTGGATTTTTAACAGGGAATGATTATGCCGTGAAGCAGGTTCGAACATTCGGCAGAGGAGACCCTATGGACGGCACTGGTGGTAGCATAGAAGACGAAGACGATTTCTCGTCGCCCTCGAAGTTCCTGTATTATAATACGGATAAAAAAGAAGGATATTAAATATCCCTTATATAATTAGATTTATTAGATTTAATTTGAAATGTTTCGAAATTTCGCATTCGAACTAATTTTGATACTACTCATAGTATTTGTCGTTATGTCGATGATACCGCTAATCGAATTGAAATATCATAGCGATTTATATGAGACGATTGAGACATACAATAAATACTGCTTAAACAACGACCCCAACCTATTGAATGAATTGGACGTGAAAGATACGTATATGTGGAATATGACAACCTATATACACGATTTTGAAACGGTATCCAGATATTTATTCAAGAACGACGAAGTAAGCGATAGGGCATTGAAAGATAAAAATGAAAACAATGAAAACAAGGGATATGATTACAAGGAGTTGAAAGAAGAAGATTTACAAGCCACGAAAATATACAAGTATTATCACAATATGTCAATCCCATTTATACTATTTATCCTTCTTCTTTTCGGGTATTCGATGTATCAGAGTAGGTATTTAGAGGAAATCAAAATGTGTATGTCAGGCGACGTCGCTATCAACGAACACTTTCGATACTACCTATATGCTATGGCTATCTATATCATACTATTTATAACCTTCTTCGGCATAATATCAAAGAAGATTACAGAGATATACAAAAGGGACGATACCGAAACCTACGAATATATAATGCTGATGAAAGAACTCGATATCCTTTTAAAGGAGAATAAGATAACCGTCCCCGATAATAACAAGATAGTCGAGATATTAAAAAAACATTCTAAGAATAAAATTAACGACATACCGTATGTCGCATTAAATAATAAAAACGCAATGTATGAACTTGTGTTGGCACAAAAGGCAAAGAGTATAAGCAAAACAGACATCCTTTCTACAAAGGATATAGACGAATCCAATACATACAAATACGATAACATCGACGATAAATTCATACGGTTAATGAATATTAATCGGCTCGAATATTATAACAGCGACGAGGCGAAAAGCAAGGTGAAGGGCAAGGTTGCCGACATCTTTCGATTCATTTATGCTTACGTAGTCTTTTTAATCGTCCCGATACATTTGCTATCCGTATCGCTCAAAGGGAACTATGTCTATTTATTATTCTCAATCATCGTCATCATCCTATTTAGCATATCTGTGTATAATATTTACAATACTTTACAATAAGAAGAGACACGTACGTGTCTCTTATAATATCTTTTTTTCTTTCTAAGGTTTAAAGTAAAAGCAAATAAAAAGTAAAAATGAGGTTTGCTTCAACGATAAACTTAACAATAATAACAATGATGATAATCATCTATTTGAACGAGATGCGAAACATCAGTATGTTCCTCTTTAACTTCACCTATATAAAGGATTTGGCGAGAATCATAATGGATGAAAAATGTAATAACGTGTATTGCGAGGCGGAGACAGACAGATATCAAATCGCCAAGAATAGTTATCGGTTGCTGATGCCCAACGATGTCTTCAATTCGAAAACCTACATCATCTTCACCTTCATAATCTCGATAATGATTTTCATATATTATTATCGTATGCTCGATTTAAGTAATTACGAGGGAACGTGGCAGAAAAACGTCGCTTATGTTCTAATACACGTTTTTTTGCTAATTATTTTATTGGGTATGATTATTTACAGATATACTCCTCACGATGAAGCAGGATATCAAAATTATTTTAAATTATTTAGAAAAGGAAATTCGGCGAGTGATGGGTTTGGTGCGTCAGTTGGGCTATTAATGTATTTAGGAATACCATTATTCGTGGTCTTACTAAAATACTGGGATGAAAAATTGAGGGGGGAGAGTTTAGAAGATAAAATTAGGGCAATTAATATATTAGTTGCCTTATGCTGTTTCATCGCATCCATCACGCTCGTATTCAATCTAATGAATATCGTGATGAGTTTTCGCACGAACACGACACCTATGTTGAAAACAAAATGTTTAGGATGGTCTCTACAACAATCCTTTAATGGACACAAGGAATATAAAATTACTGATACTAATAAAGCGTCGTTCATCACAGAAACAGAATACGATAACATTAAAAAACTGACGGTTAGAACAGATACAGCAGCAGGAACTAAAAGCCTTTTAGAAGGATGCGGGGCGAATATATCGTCGGCTCTCGACGTGTTAATCGCATTCGAAGAATTAACGAACGTTGTCATAAACGGGCTTTCAACAGAAGATAATAAACATACTACTTACGTGGAAACTCTAAGAAAAATAATAAATAACAATTTTACGAAAATAAACGATTGTAAGGATACCCCATATACCCAAGATACGTCAGAGTTCGCCTTGATATTCGACAAAAAGGTAAGCATACCGAATTATTACGGTCCGCTTGGCAAGGAAGACCCTCGCATTACAGATAACCCGAGATTCAGTTCGGAGCATAGCGTGAATAGCAACGACCGTAATAAGGACTATGTATATACCGCCGACATATCCTATGACAATGCGAATGTATTCTATGAAAAATACTGGGATATGAATGATACAGAAGATAATTTCTTATGGAGGTATGATTATTTCGTGCCTACGTATTTATTCGGGGGTGGAGAAAATAGACCAAATCTATTGAAAATACTAAACTATGTCGCAACTTTCACAGTCTTAATAGTCGTAACCTTGGCTATAATATGCGTAGGTCTATATATTTTAGATTCCACCAAAAATAAGGATATTTTCAAAAATATCTTTAATCTCAAAACACTTTACGACTTGTTAATTCCCTTCATCGCCCTTGTCGTGTTCTTAACATTTATAATCGTATTCATTCGCTTCAACACGAACTTTAATAAGAATGTGGTGTATAAATGCCTCGATTGTAGTTATAAAAGGGCTTTAAATAAATTGAATACGATAGTCTCTCCTTATATACGAATGTATGATACCAAGATAACGACGGGTAATAAATATTACCTTCATCACTACATTATCACCAATGTATTCTACTCCATATTGAGCGGTAATATAAACTTACTGGGTAATGAAGAGAGGGCTATAAATACTGCGTTTGATGGCAAGTATTATTACGGGATTGATGGGATTAAGTCGAACCGATTAAAGTTCGGCGAAATGAATAATAGTATTCTTAGCAATGATAACCAGTTTAGAGAATATTACAAGTCGAAATATATCGACCTATATAATGGCAAGGACGATACCGAAATTACAAAAATATACAATGTATTTTCAAATATATTTGCGGTATATGGGACTGTGCCGACGACAGAACCCGAAATCGATACATACTTTAAATGCACTGTTCTTACAAAGGATACGATTTTAAAGATTTATAGTATTATTAAAAAATGCTTTGAGTTGTTTAATGAGGATAGGTTCAATAACAATATAGTATATTATAACAACCGAGACCCGTCAATTACCGACAAAAGTAAAACACAGATAACCATCGATTCCTACAAGCGATTCTCTTTTTATAAAAACGGAGACAAACTCATACCGCATCAGTTTATCTTAAAATTAACAAAAAGCGAATATGAGGAGTTTGTAGGTGATGCGGTAGTAACCGCAGTAAATGCAGTAGGAACAAAATCTGCTATACCTGTTAGTTCGATTACACCATATCATACAGAAACAAAAACGGGTTTTGATACGGCTCTTGGAAAGTTTAATCCTTCTATTCTATCTACCGCTACGGATATGACCCCAATATTAGAGGATGATATATCCGACGAAGATTCCATAAATCAGAAAGAGGATATACGAAATAAAAATGTAATCAAAATCATCGCCAAGTATCTATTGATTCTCGGGCATATTAATTATAACGGGATTGAATATAAAAAGGAAGTGGTATCCACTGTTGTTGCTACTATTAAAACTCAGGAAACTGTCAATGCGAATAAAAAACAAATATTTGAATTAAGAACACGGAAACTGTATCAATTGATTTCGAACGTTTCATATAACGATACGTATGACGGTATCGATGATACGTTTGTTAAAATAAGCGATATCGCATCAGGTGGTACAACAGGAACTATTACAGACTCAACCACATACAAAAAATACAAAACGCTAACCTATATGTATAACTACTTGGAAACCAAGTATGTCTCGTTGTCCTCGAATAATAATAAGAATTACTTATTGAATATTATCCAGAGTATCAATAACACCCTGAATAACGACGACAAAATCATAACCGCTACAACTGGTAGCAAAGAGTCCAAATATTTATTTGCCAAACGAATCGAAGAAATGAAGGTACAGCCAGAATACGAGGATGAAAAAGCGATTTTAGAGAAGGCGATTCGTATATCGACGACATCCTTCGAATCCACGTATTATATGAATATGCTCATTATAATATGCTACATAATCGCTACAATAAAATCTGTTTAAAGATTAAATAGATAGATAAATGACGGCAGAGGAGGAAACAGTAATAAAAACAGCAAGAGATAATGCTAAAACTGCCGAGGATTCAAGATTAAATCAATGTGTCAGCGTCACCGATAATCAGGACAAATGTTTTTATGATATGTCAAGCAAGATACGAGAGTTCTTACATAAGGACACGTATATTCTCGAACACACAAACAACATCAAGAAGGATGACAGCAACGATAGAATGAAGGTATTTTATAGCAAGTTCTTCCAGCCCTATAAAGTGAATAAAAATAAAAAGATAAACGACACGGATAACCAATATTATTTCAATACGTTTGGGATTTTACCATTGGAATTGCTACCCGCATCCTATATACCCTTCAATTATAAGAACTTCGAAATGAACTTGGACAGATTATCGAAGGGTGAGATATTTTACGAAGAAGACTATAAGAAGATATTCGTAGATTACGATACTGTCAAGAAGGAGACGACAAAGGATACGATACCGAATAATTACATCAATAACACCGATTTAAAGGACTATTTAACCTATTGCCTGAAAGATAAATTGAGCGACCCGAAAGCGATTTTTAACGCGTATAATACACAGCGGATGACGGGACACGTTATGGTATTGTGGTTTTTTATCATTATAATGATGCTCTTTGTGGTATATTATTATTATCGAGACATATACTCGTATATTCTCTTGGGTATCACGATACTCCTCGTGTTTGTAGCGATTATTTGGAAGATGATATATATACTTAATATAGACTAATATAGACTGACGAATGAATAATATTATTATCTATATTACGATTAAGGAAGGCAATGAATAAGGAAGCATTAAAATCCATTTACGCATACAATATGCTTTTTAACAATGTGAGTGGTAATGATACAACGGATAACAATGCGAAATTGAATACTAACTTGATAAGCGATTTTGATTTACAGAACTTCAACCCTAAACGTTTCGAATATTACACGACCTTGTTAAAAATGTTTGACAACGACCAAGAAACCTTGGAGAAACTATTAGCCAAGTATAATAGCGTGAAGAGCCTTCGAGTAAAGGAACGGAAACTAATTCGAGAAATCAACGACTATGTAAATAAAATCAACAAGGCGAAAACTGTTGGAGGAGGAGCGGAGACGACGGGTTCGGATACATTTACAAAAAAACTAACGGAACTAAAAAAAACATATACTGGAAATACAAAGATTTATGGTTTAATGGAACTTTCAAAAAAATTATATAACGCAAAAATCTCAAATAAAGGGGATACATCTTCTAAAAAACAAGATGAGAAATCGAAAGACGTCTCGAAAAAAATTGTTCCAGAAGCAGAAGACAAATATAGCATTGCGTTTGATACCTTTTTAAAAGCGAGTAACGAATTTGAAAAATCAAAATTAAAGAAAGAAGATATAGATAAATACGAAGAGAGTATAAATGTTTTTGAAATGTTTATAAAGAGTTCTACATTTATGTCAGGAGGAGTAGGAGTTAGCAAGGAAAAAGTAGATACTTTTATAGAGAACATAAATGAACATAATAATATCATACCTGAAACACGAACGAACTTCGCAAGAGACGCAATAGATCTTATTAGATTAGCAAGAAAATATGTAGAAGAGTCAAGAAATAAGTTAATAGACCCTGTAAAGGAGAAAAACGACATTGCGGGAAGTTTAAAAGCACAGGTGTTTTCGAATCCCGCATTAAAAAAATTACTAAAAGTTGCCCTTCAAAAAGAAGCAGTGAAATCATCAGACGACACAGATACCATTGAAAAAGAATCAGAGATACTATCCGCAAAAGCGTCAGTATTAGAAGCATACACGTCTGAATATGTTGCGTTTGCCTATCTTCAAGTAGAAAAAGCACAACAAGAATTAGAAAAAGCACAAGCGGTTCTTGCTTCATTACCGAGTGATACAGAAAATGATTCAGAAAAGAATGCGAAAGTAATTAAGAAGGTTTCAGAAGCAAAAATAAATAACTGTGAAATAAATGTTTTAGACGAACATAAAAAAAAAGTTGAGTTATATATCGCTTTTAATAACAAAAACCAAGACAAAACAGTTGAAAATATAGAAAACGATTTAGATATTCCAGAACCTTTAAAAACTATACGACAACCACAAAGCAAACAAAAAACTACATTAGCAGCTCAAGTTATAGAAGAAGCAAGAAAAGCCAATGTTATACAAAAAGGCATCATATCTAAACTAAAAGGTAATAATGGCGATAATATAGAAGTTATTAGGACTGCCGTAAATGAAGCAGAGAAAGCATTAGAACGAGCCAAAACAGAAGCAGAAAAAGCGAAAAACGCATTAGACTTAGCGACATCTAACAAAAATGCAGTAATTGAATATGTTAAACAAGTTAGCGTCAAAGCAAAGGAAGCAAAGAAGGCAACAAAGGTTGCCAATCTTATAACAGCAGAGATAGCAACGAAGGCAAAGAAAGATTCCGAAAGTATCATAGGAAAGACAAGAACATTAGTAATAGACATAGAAGCACAAAAAAATTATGCGCATGATTGTATAATAGATATAGCATATCTGTATGAAGTAGATATAAGTGACGATGTAATCGCCAATGCAAAGAAAGAAGTTAATGAAGAAAAAACATCAGGTTCTTTACAAGGAAGAAAGGGTATGTTCGGGAGCGATACACAATTACCATTATCACCAGTATTACAACAATCACCAGTATTACAACAATCACCAGTATTACAACAATCACCACAATTACCATTATCACCGCGATTACAAGTACAACAATCACCACGATTACAATTACCACCACAACAATCACGATTACAATTACCACCACAACAATCACGATTACAAAGAAGAACATCATTAGGCGGTGCAAGTCCCGAAGAAAAGTATAGCGACGATACTTTAAAAGCCCAGTATTTAGAGAAGCAACGCTATCGTTCTATTCCTCCTCGAACGAAGGAGGAGTTCAGGGATGTCAAGAACAACAATAAAGGCACAGTGGTTCGCATCAATACCGATAACAAAATCGAGCAATTATCGAATGACATCGATACATACAATACGTTCTCGGTAGAAGACAGGGAGGATAACAAAGATGCCATTCTTAAAAAAATAAAGGATTTTGAGAATGACCCGCAAAATCCCTTGGATGAGTTGGAGATAACATTAGACGACCGAATCGTATTCATTATCGCAACCTTTTTTATCCGTTATATCACGTTGCTTATGGTTCAGTGGTGTATTGATATCAATATTATAACATCCTTCTACGAAGGGTTCATATACTACGCTGTTATCTATATCATATTATTTTGGTTTGTTGTGTTATTCATCAATATCGATAATAGTTATGATGTGAAATATATGAACTTTAATGGGATTATCAATAGCATCCGCTCGTTGTTCTTCTATTTTTATATGGGGACGAATGGGATTTCGAGGTTATTAATCCATACATCACTTATCATCTTATTAATCGTCATCCCGATTATCTTGAATATCAAGAAGAAGCCCGAGTTCAGGGACGAAGCGAACCACGATGATACAGTTGCAACCGTGAAACTATTAAACTACGACGAGCGAAAGCAACTCTCAAAGACACTGACGCTATTCACTATGTTTATTTGGCTTTTCACAAGTATCATCGCAACAAAGTTTTAGAATATATATATCTCTAATTATTTTAGATGAATGGATAACTTACGCTATATATCTTTACAATATATCAAGGGGGATAACTATGAGAAAATACAATGTTTCAAGTATGAAGAAATGATAGAACTGTTGAAGGAAATTCAAGAATCACGAGATTATTCGAGACCCACGCTTGATAAATTAGAAGCGGCGGTGGAAGAAGAGAAGTGTCCGATTGGAGAGAGTTTCTTAAATGACTTGGTAAATTATTATAATTTCAAGGATATTAAAGAAAGGTTAGGAGAAGTTAAAAAAGATATCGAATATGCTGGATATGATAGCAAAAATGGAGATAACCGAACAGAACTAATAAAGAGTTTAAAAGAATTAATAACGGGTGTTGGAGGTATCAGTCAAAGTCCTGATATTGGACGAGAGATATTAAAAAAAAATCCTGAACCAGTTAATGCCAAATTAGGGTTTGCTAAAAATATTTTGAAAACTGACGTATATTCACCGTTTAAAGAATCCGCTTCAAAATGCGATTTAATTTTTGAAGATATACCACAAAATGGAGCAACTGACACAGAAGCAGAGTATAAAAAGGAAATCGAAGAGGATTTCGCAGATTTTATCGTATCGTATGATTATACTGATACCGAAAGATTAAAGACGAGACTAACATTAGAAATAAACTATGTTTTAAGTCAAAAACAAGGAACAAAAGAGCATTTAATTATGTTATTAGAGACGTTGAAGACCGTTTTATTATACGAGGATAGTCTCGATACGATTATGGCGTTATTCAATCGATATATCAAGATGTGCGTAAGGAATATTGGTAAATACGATGACTTATTCAGCAAGAACGACATCAGTAATATCGACGATGTCTTTATGATTAAATCCTACGCAACGTTTTTACATAAATTAGAAACCTTGAAGAAGAACTTGGAAAGCAAAGACCAGACGAAGTTAGAGAGGGAACTGACACACGCATTAGAGAAACTCTTTGATTTATATGGCATCAATGACCCTGACGCAATCATAGCCGACGAAAAGAATTATATCTACGACCATATAGCAAACACAGACCCGTTATAACTTGGTATGTTATGCTTTGCATTATTTATTTTTATTTAGATTGTAAAAATACAAAAAGAACGAACGAATGAAATGAGATGAACGAATCTATATTTTTAATTGGAATAGGCAAGTCCGCCCATACCCGAGAGGATGCGGAGAACGTTGTAATTCACGGCGTATATGCTGATGACACCAGTAATGCTCGATGAAAGCGAAAGTACCGCAGTATCGATACGGGACATATTGAGCGTTCCACTGGGTTGATGCTCCTCGGGTTTGAGGGCGAAAGAATAGACATTGATGCCTTGATGGAACTTGTCGGGAGTATTCTCGTGATGCTGATAAGGCTGGACGAGCGAGAAATAATCGCCCTTGCGAGTAGCGAAGCGATCATTGCCGTTAAGCATTATCTTGGCACTTGTGACAGGGTTGGTGGAATCGAGGTGGTCGTTATTGTGTTGCCCGTTTCCTGCGGATGAGTAATTGTTCCAATACACATCAGTAGTAGTATCCTTAATCGTCCAGACGAGTTCCTTACAAGGATGATTAAAGTTCATACGGATGCTCTTCATTGACTCGCCTGAGGAAGTGATAGAGTCAGCACCAGTGAATTGAAGTTGCTCTATTAAATACTCGTGGGACAGTTGGGCGAATCGGCGGCGTTCATCGGTATCAAGGAATATGTAATCGACCCACAGAGTCGCCTTGTCTAATTTAAGAGATACTGAGGAAGCACCAGTTAAAGCACTGTTTGTGATGGGAACGCCAGTTCCAGTGAGTAATTCTTCCTGTATCGTGAAGTTCTTCGTTCCAAAATCCTTCATAGCCGCTTCTGCTTCATACTCGATGTTGATTTTAACTTCGTGGTATTGAAGAGCGATTAAAGGAAGAGCGAGACCAACGTTGCGACAGAACCAGAACTCGAGAGGAACATAGAGTTCGTATTTTTCACCGACTACAAGTTTGGTGGCGATATTACGAGCGTTAGCACCAACCATCACGTTATAGCCATTGCGTTTTCCGACAGGAAGGGAAAGTTCGTTCCAGATGTAAAGCCATTCGGAGTAATGCTTGTCGATACGCTGTCCGCCGATTTCGAGTTCAATCGTCTTTAACAGTTTATGACCGAAGTTGGGAACAAGAGCAACCGCATTGTCAGTAGTTCCAGAAGCAACGATTTCACCATAGAAATATACACGATGTATTAAATCACCGTTGCGGGTGATTTGGAAACTAACCCGAGAACCGAGAGAATTACTGCCAGTCGGTGTTTGCTCGATAGCCTCAATAGCGAAGTTCGTATGGCGACGATAGACAACCTTGAAGAAGGTAATTTGAGGATTACCAGTTAAATAAACATCCTGAGCCCCGTAAGCTACTAATTGAAGAAGACCACCACCCATTTACGCTATATTCTTTATACTATTAGAGGAGAAAAAAAAAAGGCAATTCATTACATTCATTACATACACGCATATATCGAGAAATCTCGATATTTTTGATATATTCATTTATTTAATTGGAATAGGCAAGACCGCCCATACCTGAGAGGATACGAAGGACGTTGTAATTGACCGCATAAACATTTAAATTGGTGTTCTCAGTTAAGCCAGACTGGAAGTCGAGAGAAAGAGTAGCAGTATCGATACGGGACATATTGAGAGTTCCACTGGGTTGATGCTCCTCGGGTTTGAGGGCGAAAGAATAGACGTTAATACCCGCATTCGCAGGGATGTTCTCGTGATGCTGGAAGGGTTGTATGAGATTGAAGTATGAGCCTGGGCGACCTGAGAAACGGTCATTGCCGTTTAGGATGAGTTTGGCGGTTGCGACAGGATTTAAAGAACCGACCGCCTTGTTGTGAAGGGCGTTCAGGTTATAATAGTAAGGAAGGGAAGCAATAGCCCCATTAGTAGTGGTGTAATTGAACCAATTGTTATTGGTAAGTTGTTGCGTGGCGGTAGCCTTCTTGTTCGCAAACCACACAAGTTCCTTACAGGGATGATTGAAAGAAAGTTTAGAGTTCAACTTGGTAGAAGAGACGGATTCTGAGCCAGTGAATTGAAGTTGCTCTATTAAATACTCGTGGGACAGTTGGGCGAATCGTCGGCGTTCATCGGTATCGAGGAATACATAATCGACCCACAGAGTAGCGTTAGGGAATGCGGTAAGTGCGTCCGCAGAGCCACGGCATAAATCGGCAGTCTCGAATTGGATGTTGATTTTCACCTCGTGATATTGGAGAGCGATTAAAGGAAGAGCGAGACCGACGTTGCGACAGAACCAGAACTCAAGAGGGACATACAGGGTTTTGCCATTATAGCCAGTTCCACCCGCTTGACCGACCATCTTATTATAGCCATCACGCTTTGACTTTGGTAGCGAAAGTTCATTCCACACATAGAGCCAATGCGAATAATGCTTGTCTATCTTTTGACCGCCTATCTCGATTTCGACATAGTTGATAACACGAAGACCATAGAAGGCACAAAGGGAAGTTGCGTCAGGCACTTTGAGTGAAAGATACATACGATGAACTAAATCGCCATTACGAGATATTTGGCAGGTTACACGATTGCCATACCCCGGGGTTCCGTTGAAGGTTTGTCCGATAGCCTCAATAGCGAAGTTCGTATGGCGACGATAGACAACCTTGAAGAAGGTAATTTGAGGATTACCAGTTAAATAAACATCCTGAGCCCCGTAAGCTACTAATTGAAGAAGACCACCACCCATTTACGCTATATTCTTTATACTATTAGAGGAGAAAAAAAAAAGGCAATTCATTACATTCATTACATACACGCATATATCG